TTTCTTTTGTAAAAGGATTTATGAAGGGATATGACGAAGGTGGAATTATGGAAGGCATTAAACAAGGTTTGCTTAGTCTTTTTGATACACTCATTGGTAGTGTACTAGAATTATTAGCGAATATAGCGTCTGTTGTTCTCAATTTCCTTGGCTTAGAGAACGCGGCTAAAGCTGTTAAAGAGAGTATGACTATGATGATTGATGGTGTAAACGGCGTAATCGGCGGCTATATTGATCTTCTAAAAGGCGTATTTACATTAGACGGCGCCTTAATCATGGAATCTTTAGGAAAAATTTGGAACGGTATCAAAAATATATTGATGGCTGGACCAAATTACTTTATGGCGCTAATAAAGGATGTATTCGGTTCAGACGAAGAAGGAGAAGGTGGCTTAATTAATAAAATCAAATCACTTTATCAAAGAATTAAAGATTTTTTATCTGCGCCACTTGAAAAAATTACGGGCCTTCTTAATAAACTAAACCCTTTCGCGGATGATTCGACTGCAGAAGTGTTACAGACAAAAATCGATAAACATCAAAAAGAGATAGATAGCGGTGATACTAGGACTGCGACAGGCCGTAGTCGACAAAAGATAATCGCAGAACTACAAGCTAAGCTTACTCAAAATGGTGCTGAAATGGCTGCAAAGGAAAAACAAAACGCTGATATGAGATCAGTTAATACGATGACTCCTGCTCCAACAATTATTAATAATACAATAGATAATTCTTCTTCAGCACAAAGTGTATCATACCAGTCAACTAACTTGATGGACGAAGGCTCTTCGAGCTATTAATTACACAAAAAAGGAGTGGCCATAAGACCACTCCTTCGAACCGTTAGGATTTGGCTCAACCCTACTATTAAGACGATGCTAACTTAGCAAAGTAGCTTAGTGTATCCTCATCAGAATCACCTGCACCACCTTCGCTAGAGCTCGTCGGGCCTACCTCATCCATTGAAGACTCAACCGAATTGGGCGTCACCGGCTCCTTTGTAGTATTCATTTCAACTGTTTGCGCAGGCGTAAATCCTGTTGCAACTTCAGCTTCACCGATTACTTCATACAGTTTCTTTTTCAATTCACCGTATTCTTTATAGCTTTCAGCATCAGTGAATTCACTTAGCTTATAGAGCTTGTTGTATACCTCTTCGAGCTGTGCTTCATCACCATCGAATAGCGCTACTGCGCTGTCGAATTCAGACTTATCGTAGTTACGATATCCTTCAACTTGACGAATCTTAAGCTTGAAGTTTGCACCACCCCAAAAGTCAAATGGATTGACTGGAGTTTCATCCGCAAACTGAGGTTGCATTACATCCATGATCTTGTCCATGATTTTCTTACCATACTCATAAAGGAATACCTTACCTTCATTTTCAGGATTAGCAGAATCAGAGACAACAAGAATATTAGAGACGTGGTGCAGACGACGCTTACGCTGACGTGCGGTTTCCTTGTCTTCATCACGACCTGAGTTCCACAACTGTGAGTTGAGTTCAGATACAGGATCTTGTTGACCGATGGAAGTCAATGACTTTTCGATGTACCAGCGACCAGTGCTTCCTTTGAAGCCATGATCCCAATAACGTACCCACGGAAGCTCTTCACCTTCTCCTGCGGGTAGGAAGCGAATAACAGCATAGCCATTACCTGCTTTGTCTACAGTGGGTTTCCACATTCGGTCATCACCGTAGCTCTTCTTTTCGTTAGTACCAGCTGATGCTGCTACCAGTTTAGAAATCGCATCATTGCGATTTTGTTTCATATTTGCGAACGACATATTATTTTGTATTTTATTTTTAGTATTGCATTGTATTGTTAATTACTGCTAGAATCTATATTACCATAAGTTTACTTATTTGTAAAGGTGTTTAGCACCTTTTCTTTCAGTTTGTTATGAGGTAATGGACTCCGCAGCATGATCAGCTTGTATTTTAATAACAAGTCAATCAAGTCTTTATTTATACCTAGAGGATCACTTAGATCACTCTTCAGGCGGTTAAGGAAGTTGACCATTATATCCACTAACACCACAGATTCAAGCTGAATCTCGCCACTCCTGAGTGATTCAAGAAAGACGTTACTTGTGTTGTCGTCAGAGGTTGTACATAATTGGTCAAACGAATACTCTTTATCACTCATCAAATTCATATCTTGCGATAACATATACGTTAATTTATCGTACCGCGCAATATAAGCATTATATATTTCATCACTCATATCTCCAATCCAAGCGTTTGGATTTTGTATAAGATTAGACGTGAAGTAGTGTATTAGTTTTTCCTTATCGAATCTTCGAGAGAGTTTCTCGAAAAAGTATCTATCCCTGCGACGTTCAAACGTATCTTGTCGTACCGCAGTTTTAAAGTTATATTTTACCGCGTCATAGTCAGACGTAAAGTGTAGTTTAAGAGACTGGTAAATTTGGTATGCGTGGTATCCGTTCACGGTTTATTATATAATCTTTGAGCTTCCCTTTCTTCTTGTTTTCTTTTATAATCTTCTAACCAATGTACCTTTCTTTCGAGGTCATCCATTCGTTTTTTCATTTGAATCCATTGAACGTTAAATGTCCATTTATCGTCTTGTGCGTAATTTGGCATAGTTATATGATATGTAGTCTTTTAAACTGTGTTTAGCATTCCATCCTAGTTCTTTTGTTTTATCAGTGACGACTTCACCAGTCATTCTATTGCCATTTCGTTCAGGCAACATTTCAATATCAGTGTCAAACATTTCTGCTACTTCTAAAACGCTATAAGGTTTATCACAACCAATGCCATAGCCATCACCTTGACCGTGTTCTCCAATCAATACGAGAGCGTCTACTATGTCATCAATATATGTAAAATTTCTTTGTTGTGTTCCAGGCGATACCACCTTTAGTTTTTCGCCTTTACGTATTTTTTCTAAAAATAAAGCAATTAGTGTAGCGTACTTACCTTCTTTGATTTCCCTACCGCCGTAGACATTATAGAAATATGTTATTGCGTAGTTGATGTTATACCACTTACCATAGTTCATAACAAGTTGTGTATTTTGCGCCTTTGTGAATGCGTACGGAGATGCATCTGCGCCATTGTCACTAAACTTTGTACTACTACCAGCGTAAATAAGTTTAGCGCCAGTTTCTCTAACAAACTCTAATACTTGAAAAGTTCCTTGAGTATTATACTCATGGACAATATCTATATCATCAAAGCTTTGTTCTACGCGGGAATACTCACCTAAGTGGTATACTATATCTGGCTTTTCTTCAACCGCAAATCGAATATCGGTTGTAGGAGAATAAAGATATTCAACTCCATCGACATGGTTATTTTCTGAGCCGGTAAAATAGTTATCGAGTGAAGTGACGTTATTGCCCTCTTTAGATAATCGTTCACAAAGGTGACTGCCTATAAATCCTGCACCGCCTGTTACTAATATTTTTTTACCTTTCATACTAAAATAGTGTTCCTGTTGTGCGTTTAATTATATTCCTATCCATCGCTTCGACTTCTAGTTTAAGTTTGAGAGGTCCTTTAACGAGCTTAGCCATGTCGGCTGGATCGATCTGCTTTCTTTCGCATATTTCAATAATAGCTTCAGTGTAAGTCATTCCATCGTGTGACACTAGCTTTTCAACCTGTAAACGTAATTCTTCTTTTGTGATTGATGGTTTAATTACCACCGCTTGTTTTTTACTCATAGCGCTCTTATTAAAATGGTGTCTTGGTTAATCCTACCATTCGCGGATTTACGCTTTGTCTTTAACTCACCGAGCGCTTTCTCAATTTGTTTTTCTGTCCTTGCAGCGATGATTGGAAGGTAGTCCTCTGGCTTACGTAGTGTAATAGCAAATGATGTTGTTTCATCAAAGTTTTTGATTGACGTACCGCTTACTATAAACCCATCGCGGCTGTTAGCGTTAAACACTGTAAGTCTACGATACTTCGTATTAAAGGCAAAGAATTTATTCGCACCGATAATTCGTGTAGGATCACATGATTGTATCGCATGATCTTTCGATTCTTTTAGGTATTTCAACCTTTGAATTTGCTTGATCGCTGATTTAGGCTTCTTGACACGCGGTTTACGGGCTGAAGCTTTACTTGACTTATAGAGTACTAATTCATTTAGCATATCATCAAGCGCTTTGATACGATTACGCAATCCTGGCTTACCTCGCTAAGAATATCCTTCGACCATTTGATCACACGTCTTTTCAAAGGCTTCGTTATACTCATTACGCTGTTTAGTCAACCATTGTTTGACTTGACCTGTCGCTGAAACTGGAATGTTTTCACCACGCATAACAGTAGCCAATGGAAACTTAACTACCTTTGTGTCACCTGTGCACCATGTGTCAAGCATACTTTCAAGTTCACACAATATGGTGTTCTTTACCTTTTCTTTCATGATTTCATGAACGTTAGGCTTTGGCTTAGCGTTAGGATCAACAGCCTTTTTAGTTTCTTTTACTAATTCGGCTTGATTAAGCATTAGGCTGATGTTAGTCTTTACAACTTTTTTATAGTTATAATAGTCTGGTGAGCCCATGTTGAACATTCGACATAGCTTACCAGTAATCATTACTTCACCTGCAGTTTTAGGCACCTTTTGGATAAGCTTACAGTCCTTCTGATCATATCCTTGAGTAAGCATATAGTCATGAATGATTGGGATGTAGTCATCGCGATCAAGGTAGTAGTTGTAAAAGTTAAGTGCAGACGATAGTTTTTTGTCGTATGCTTCTTTAGTGTTGACGTTAGCCCATGAGGGTTCAAATCCGGTGTACTTGTCGTCAACTGCGGCCACTTGGCCATTCTTTTGAAATTTTCTTGTTTTAATTTTCATAGATACTATTATACTACAGATTAAGTTAGTTGTACACTTTTATTTGAAGATGACTTGAGACTTATTTATGTATTCTAATCCTCGAGCTCCATTGCCTGTTTGTACGATGATTTCAGTTTCTTTAATTTGAAACACTGTGCCGCTACCTACCATGTCGCCACAAGAATATAAGATGTCGTCACCTTCTTTAAGTTTATTGACTTTAGTTTGGTGCGTACCCATACGATGTCTGTTTGAATTAGTATACATCATTTATTGTCAAAGGTGAGTTGGAAAAGTACAATAGCAGAAATTGATAAGTTGAGAATTAAAGAGGAAGACGTTAGATTTCCTGCGAGGTAGTTGATTGGTATAATACCAATGTTAAGTGCTAGTATGATGTATCCGAATGTTTTCATAAGTTAATTATAATCTAAGTTTGAGTAAATGTAAATAGTTTATTTGAAGAATATGTGTTTACCGATCTTCACGGTCCTTTTCATACTCGAGGCCCAATACGGCTCGGCGATGTAATCAGCGTAGTAGTGGTCAGCGCCTTTAGTGTAATTCGTTTGAGTGCCAATAACGTTTACTGCGATTTTCCAACGTGGATGCTTTTTCGCTTGAGCGATCGTATCTTCCAACGCCTTTATACCATCAGCCTTTCCATTCCAACAGGAGAATTGCTTTCTTTGTAGACACACCTGTGCTGGAGTCTTATTGCGCTTTTCGGCACGATTCATTATCACCTCATAGACACCTTCAAGCGCTCCAACGTGATATTCACCACCCGCTTCCATGATGATGGTCGCTGCGATGATATCGTGAGCATACGGACAAGAGTCGTACACCAAGCGATGAGGTTTGAGGACGTCGATTTCGTCTACATTTAAGTCGGCCCTATCGCCATCGATTGTAGCGAATGCGGTTGACGCTGAAAGTAAGAGAATTGCGTATTTATTCATAATTAAGCCATTGCACGAGATTCCAAATGCTCGAGTATTTTACAAGCCTCTTCTTCGCTATTTGCGACCATTCCATTTTTAAAGAGGTATTCCGCCTTGAAGCTTCCACAATCTCCAGCGATACGTGCCTCACCACTTGCGTATTCCCAAGTTTTAGTGAACGACTTAAGTCCAGCGCGCATTGAGGCCTGAGGGGCGCTTTTACGCACTTCAGTGATTGGGTAACAGTTCACCCCTGAGCCTGCAGTGATGTAGATGTAGGTGCGA